GTACCACCATCAGCTATTGCAATCGCATCATCACCATCAGTAAATTCAACCAATGGTGTTTTTAAACTTGTAGATGCAGTAACAGTATCTACACTAACAGACGTAGGAAATACATCTGTTATGGTTTGACCTATATATGGCATTTTATGTAATCTCCATGTAACTTAATATAACTGAAACTTTGTCTGCTACAGAACAGTCTACACTTATTCTGTCATCAGCATTTAATATAATCTTGTTGCCTGACATAATCTCTACTGTAGAACCTACAGGTATAGGTATGTCCTTTGCAAGATGTGCTGTAGTGTTTTGTGTTGAACCTGATTGATTTGTTGTACTTACTAATTTAATAGAAGCTGTAACTTGTGCTGTGTGAACGTTTGCAAGAGTTAATCCTATGATAACAGCAGTGGTGTTATCTGGACAATCATATATCTCCTCAAAACTTCCTGCACTTGCAGGTGCAGTATCTCTTGTAGTTACTTTAAATGTATTTGCCATAATATTATCCTTTTATATAATTATACTCGGTTTTACCTAATTTGTCAAGTAAAATTAACCAAGGGCAATCGCTAATGCAGTTGGGTCATCTGAACTAAACCCTTGTGCAGTCATGAATGTTGTTAATCTAGATAGAGCAGCTTTTTTATTTGTGCCTCCTGCTCCATCATCTACAACGATTAAATCGGATGTTGTCAAATCAGCACCTATATCTGAGCCACCATCTATATCTAGTGCAGTTAATGCTACTTTATTTGCTGTTGATATAGTATCTAATTTAGTATCGGCTATAGCAGCACTAGATTTAATATCAGCATTTACAATATTAGTAATTGTATTGTTGTCAGAGTCTATAGACTTATTAGTCAATGTATCTGTAGTAGCCTTACCAACTATCGTGTCTGTAGCAGATGGTAAAGTTAGTGTAACGTCTGCTGTAGATGCAGGTCCAATAAGTGTTACTTTATTTGTGCCATTGTCACTATCTTCAAAGAACTCTAAAAATCCTGCACTAGTTGCACCATTCTTTAATTGCACACCTGCATTCGCTATTGGGGTTGTTAATGTAGGAGTAGTTAAAGTTTTATTAGTAAGTGTATCTGTTGTAGTTCTACCTACTAATGTATCTGTTGTTGCAGGTAAAGTTATAGTTTGGTCATCTGAAAAGGCTGAGTGTGCAGGTGCTTGTACCTGTACATAATGTTGGTTAGAGGATTCACAGTAAAATCTAATATATGATTGAGAACCTGCATTTTTTAAATCTATGACACCTGATTCAATACCCACATTACCATCAAGTACAACTTGTCCTGAACCTTTTGGTGTTATCTTCAAACTAATATTTGTGTCACCACCTGTTGCAGATAATTCAGGTGCATTACCTGTTGCAGCGTTTGTTACATCAAACTGATTGACTGCAGAAGCTGTTTTTTGAAATACAATTAACTCATTTCCAGAATCATCCTGTATTCCATGAGCATCGTCAATTTTAATGTTGAAGCTATTAGTATCTAAGTCACCACCTAGTTGTGGTGTGCTATCTCCACTTATATCAGATAGTCCACCAAGACCTGATGATAAAGATGCTAATGTAACTTTTCTTAAAGCACTTGCACTTGCATCATGTATAAGTATTGTATCGTTAGATGTGTCTAAAGATGTTTCTGCAGTCTGTCCTGTAATAACATTTGCATTTACCATTGCAGTTTCTACTGCACCATTTGCAATAGTGACTACACCTGAAGAGTTCATTGTGACATCGCCACCTACTTCTACAGGATTAAAGTTAGTATCGTCACCTACAAGAATATGACCTGCAGTATTAGTACCCATAGTCAAGTCATCACCTGTTATGGTTAGGTCACCTGTTACAACTACATCACCACTGAAAGTAGCTTTACCTGCGAGAGCCATGTCTATGTCAAGAGCAGTAATGGCACTAGAACCATCTGTGCCTTTTATTGCAAAGTTTTTATCTGCAGTGCTAACTGTCAGTTCAGCATCACCTGAATTATTAGCTATGTCAAGAATAGATGTACCATCATCTTTAAAGATAACGTTAGCACCATTTGCATCTAAAATAATATCTGCTACTGCATCTACTGTAAGATTGTTAGCAGAGATAGTCATGTCTGTACCATCTCCTTCAATCTTCTCACTGTCACCACCAAACACAATACCTACGTTATTTGGTATATGTACGTCAGACGTTGCTGTTAAATTTATCTTAGCACCTGATGTAACTGTTAAATCTGTACTATCACCCTCAATCTTTTCACCAGTGCCAAATGTAATCCCTACGTTTGCAGGAACTATAATATCTGCAGTAGCAGTTAAATTAATATTGTTTCCTGTTATGGTGAGGTCTGTACCATCACCTTCTATCTTTTCTCCATCGTCACCAAATGTCATACCTATGTTTGCAGGTATATTAATATCACCACCTGACCCTACAGTTATTGTTAGGTCAGTACCATCAGATTCTATTTTTTCTGCTGTAGCAAATGTTAGTCCAACACCTGATGGTATGTTTACATCTGCAACTGCTGTAAGATTAATGTTATTACCTGAAACAGTTAAGTCCGTTCCGTCACCTTCTATTTTTTCTGCATCATTTCCAAAAGTTAAACCAACATTAGCAGGTATATTAATATCTGTAGTAGCTGTAAGATTTAAGTCATTGCCTGATGTTATAGTTAAATCAGTGCCATCACCACTTATATGCTCCCCACCTTCGTCATTTAAGTATAACTTTTTAGTGCTATCTATTACGATGTCATCTGAAAATTTAAAGTGAGCTTCGTCTTCCATCCAAGTCAAAGTACCATCTGATGTATTACCATCAAATGTTATAGCTATATCTGTATCTGCTCCTGTACCAAATGTTAATGCGTTACCTAATAGTTTAGTGATAGGACCACCTTCTGCAGTCGTACCATCGTGTGTATGTCCTGTACTTGATGCAAAAGCTGCTAATAATTTATTAAACTCATCATTACTATGAGCTGCAGTTATTATATCTCCATCAGTAAATGTGGATTGTCTAGTGTATTCTGCTCCCATTTATCTTCTTGCTCCTACTTGATATTCTAATCCAAAACCTCGCAACGCATATGGTGCAGAAGTTCCATTATCGTTAACTCTTAATGCTATAGTAAATCCTGAACCCTCAACGGACTGTCTTAGTAAAGGTTCTGCCTGACCACCATATGTTGCAACTCCATATGCTGCAGTTCCGTACACGGCAGCCACATCTCCTGCTGATAATGAATAAGCTGCAGGTCTTGGTGAATCAGGGTCTTCATAATCATACCTTAATAATAAGTCTGCATTAATTGAAGACTCTGGTCTGTAACTAACAAGGACACGTTGCATATGTTTACGTATTCCTGCATCTCCAAAACCTAAATCAGGACTTCTATATTTACCATCTATAGCAGTTCCATCAAAGTCATTACCACTTTCTTGTTGATAAACGTACCCATCAAATCCACCATGTATTATTGTTGTTCCACTTGTATCAACAAACGTAGATGTTGAAGAAGGTTTTATACCTTTTAACTTTGCGAACTCAAACTGTTGTCCTCTCAAAGAACATATTGCACCTTGCGTTATACTTTCAGGTGTTGCTGTTTTAGAAAAGAAAACTCTATACTGTGTTTTGTTTGGTATAACAACAGAAGTAAAGTTTGTTGCAGTAGCTATATTATCATTAAATAATGGTTGAACAACAGTGCTTATAGTTCCCAATTCAACGTCACCAATTCTCGCAGTACCTGCAACTGTTCTTAATCCGTCAGGTGCTAGGAATATTAAGTCACCTGCAAATTCCTGTATAGTCTGTCCATTTACACAGCCTATATCTCTCGTGACAGGTGTTACTGAAAAGTCTGATACTGAACTTCCTGACAATTTAAATATTCTATTTTCACAAAATATAAATAAGTCTTGTCGGAAAACTTTAAGACCCACGATAGTATCATCAACTTTTATACTACCACCACCAATAGCAACATTAAAATTATCTTCAATAAAAGGTATACTAAATACTATTTCTTGTTTGTTAGCAGACATACCTGCATAAAACATATGGTCTTTAAATGCTGTAACAAACTTAGCACCTGCCACGGCAGGGGGAAACAAGTCAAATACAAAATCTGCTACTGCATGGTCTGCTGCTACACTACTATTTCGTGCTCTTGTTACGCTTGTAAATGTAGTAGCTGTTTTACCCCCATAAGTAAATTGTTCATCACCTATAAGAATAGAACCTGTACTAGCAAACTGAGAAGTATCTTTTACTGTTATAGTGCCA